GTATGTGTTTTAGAAGGATTGAAATCAATCCCCCATTCAGATAGGAGATCTTTATATGCACCGGCAAGCCGGTCGTTAGCGATGACAATGTCATCACCTAACAACATATATCGACTACGTTTCCAGTTTAAATTACACCGCTTAGCGGCTAAAAAAACTAGGAAATGATGTGCTAAAGTTGTAGACGCTCAGGATGAATATAAGCCCATTGGGTTTCCAGTTTGGTATTTTACCTCTCTAGATTCTCAATGAAAGCTTTCTTCAACCATAAGAGTCTTTCAACTATCAGCATACTCCTCACCGAACCAAATATTTAATATACGGTGGTTAATATCTATAGGAAATCTATCTGTAAAGGCCGTAAGGTCGATACTATGATAAGAACTCCCAATGGATGTTTCCAAAGTATAAAAATGTTTAATTTGGTCCTGAGTGCAGTCCTGGTTAATCCTAGATAAAGCTTTCATGAGATATCTATGCAAAGGCAGCAAAGCTGCTTGAGAATAGTAATCTCCGATAGCCACTTCTCTAGTTTTACCTTCTTTATCATTAATCTTAGCAATTCTTCGAGAAATCGGACTTCCCTTGCGGGATGCACGGTAATCAAAAAATTGTGGGATCTTCTGATAAAGATGCTGAAACTTAATCATAAGGTCATATAACTTTTTACCTCCAACAGCTTTAATAGCCTGTTTTTGGTTTTCAGTTAAACCATATATATCTTTAAAACTAGTCCAAAGGGCATGCCCATTAGGACCGGATTTTGAAGACATATGGAATTCTTTAAAGCGTAAGCTTTTAGGAATTTGACCGAAATGTTCAGGATTAGCTCCTAAAATTTTCAGAAACTGACGTACGTCATCATCAATTGAATCGAGATTACCAGTATAACTGGGCTCTTCTTCTATTGTGTTGAACGATATGTCAGAATCTAACCGAAACATTCGTGATACATATAAAGACGAAAAGATTAGCCTTATAAAAGGGTAACTTTTACTATCTTCAATATGTTGAACGATCGGTCTTAAAATTTTAGGAAACCGTAACTGATCTCTTCTTTTAAAATCTACTGGATCAATCGAAAGAATAATCTTCGTAAATTTTAAGCGAAGATCTTTTGTATAGCGTATAGCTTCGGCTTTACCTCTACTAGATGCTACAGTCAAGATTTTACTTGCGATCCTTTGAGCATAATTGGTCTCCTTCTCATTTGACTTAGTCAAATTTTTAGCGAGCCAATTAATGATAGTATGAATGAATTTTTGAATTTTATTTACTTTCTTTAAGTATTTAAATTTCAAATTTCGTTTATATGTCATTAGTTCATTGGGTCTCCGGTATGGCAAAAAAGGTTCTGGTTAGATCCCGGTGAATCTAACAGTCTTCC